TTAGATATCTAACCTATACCATTATACTACTTTTATTATTTAATAATAAAATGAATAATCATCATCATCAAAATAATCATAAACAGACTCTTCTAGTGGAAGATTATTCTTTTTAAAATATTTTTCCATTCTCTTCTTCTCTCTTGATATACTTCCATCCAACATCTTATCACCAATTTTATCCTTTGCTGCACTAACAGCTTTTCCTACTTTAGAATTAGCAAGTATTTTTGCAATATTACTAATTACAGTACTAATAGCTTGTGCAATCATCTGAAGACTGTTTAATGATTTCTGAGCATCGTCAATTGTATTTTCATCGTTTACATTTCTCAATTCGGATTCAGCACCATCTACAGTATCTTCAATCTCTTTACCCATATCATCAGTACGCTTAAGCAATTTAGCTAGATTTTTTCGATTCATAATAATTACAGCTCCAGCAGCAAATGTTATTTCTGGAAGAACTGCTTTGAGTAAGTCTGCAAGACCTCCTCCAAAATTACCACTTTTAATTTTAACTAAAGCCATCTTAATTGATTTAACATGCTTTTCGAGAGCATCTACTACTTTAGGTGCATTTGCAGGAACTTCAAACTCGTCATCATCATCACCTTTGTGAAATATCCCAGATATTTTTTCTTTGATAGCTGTGAAAAGTTTAGCAAACCACTCGAATATTTTTTTGATAATACCCTTCTTTTTCCCTACAGACTCTTCACTAGCTTCCTGATACATATATGTCATATCATTTGTATCATAACCCTCAAGGTATACTTTAGTTTCTATATCTTTATATATCTGATTAGATTTAAGAGAAGTCATTTCATACATAGTAGCAAGCTTATTCATCTGATTTTCCATACTAGCATCAAATACAGCAAGCTTTCTCTCAATTCCTCTTAAATGTGAATTATACATATCCATTATATATAATATCCTTTCATTTCTATTTTATTTAATAATCTGTTAAATTATCCTATTATTTAAAAGTCGTCTTCAAAGTCTTCTAAAGTATCATAATCGTCATCCTCAAAATCATCATCATCAACCTTAACTGAATAGCCACCAAATTTATCCAGTATACTATTTATTTTTTTAGCAGCTGGTGTATTAGGGTTAGTTTCTACATACTTTCTTGAACCGACAAAGGCAACACCTGTTAATGCTATTATTATAGCTATTATTTTAGCAATTTTTAAAATGACTTTTTTATATCGTGATAATATACTAGTGACTTTATTTAATAATTTTATTCCTAATCCCTTTAACCCTCGCTGTTTCGCTTGATCCACAGTTCTATTCGTATTAGCCTCAGTTTTATCAATATTTTTCTCCAAATCTGAACTAATATCGTTCATGTCATCTATTAGTTTATCTCTATCGGATACAGTGATAATAACTACAGTATTATCGTTAGAACCATAATTTTCATTATTTTCAACTGATGGTGGTACTGGTATATTTTCAATAGTATCTGCAGCACGTTCTATATTTCCAGAAGATAGTTCTTTCATTGGAGATTTGGTCTTTTGATAATAGTCTTTAATTTCTTTTATATCGTCTAAAACTTCTTTTGATATTTCTACTTTCTGTTTTTTATCTGCTCTATTTTTAAAAAAAGACTTTACCTTGTCTTTAATAGATTTAAAAACTTTTTTAAACCAATCAATGATTCTCTTTACAATACTTTTTTTCTTGGCTATTTCTTCATCAGCGATTTTATCATTCTCTGGATTATCAACATTAGGATTTACTTCTTGGTCTTGTATAGATTTATTTTTTCTATTCTTCCACGCTTCTATTTTACCTTTGAAGGGATTCTTTATAGATATCCCTTCAATAAACATTTTTGTTTCGTTATCCTCGTACATCTGATTATATTGAATATCTACCATTTCATACATAGTAGATAGATTATTATAATCATTTTCCATTAATTTAATAGCTCTATTTATATTTAATAAATTTATCATATATATATCCTTATTAATTAATAAAAATCTGAATAATCCGATTCATAATAATCATCATACTCATCTCTATCCCAGAAACCAAAAGTAGACTCTCCCACTTGTTTATCTTCATCTTTTTTATCTTCGTTCTCTTTTGGAGTATCGCCTTTGTTATCCCCATCTTTCGGGGTATCACCATCTTTACCGTCTCCTTCTTTTGGTGTGTCACCGTCTGTATTATCACCTTCGCCTTCTTTCGGCTTCTTACTTTGGTCTTCTCCACTAGCTTCACCGTTTAACCACTTTCCAGCGATAACAACCATATCCCATAAATGTTTTAGTATTTCATCTTTTATAAACTTTATACAACTTTTGACCATGTCAAATCCCTTATTATCGGTTTCTTTATCCAGCCATGTATCTATTTTACCACTAGCCTGATTTGCTAAATCATTAAGCTTATGCAAAAAATCATATTTCTGCTTAAGTTTAGATTTACGAATACCTATAAGAGCAGCACTAGCTACTGCTACAGAAAATTCAATCTTACATGTCTGCATAATTTTTTCACAACCACCTGTAACATTACCAGATATAACCATATTAAATGCTGCTTTAATTTCACTGAAATGATTTACTACTTTATCGATAAATCCTAACTGTGTCTTGTCAACTTTAATCTCTTTATCTTCGCCACCAGAAAAAAGCTCATTAATCTTATTACCAATTTTTGTAATAATATTTTTAATGAATTTTATTATTTTATGCAAGATACCTTTTTCTTTATCACTATTCTCGTTTTCAGCTTCGAGATAAAGATACTCCATATCTTCCATACTACCATTTTCGATGAAGATTTTATTTTCTATATCTCTCATAACCTGTTCATGTTCAAGAGCTATAATATTGGCAACAGTCATAGCTCTATCGAACTTATTTTCTAATACCATATATTCTTTTTCCCATGTATTTATAGGAAATCTTCTTCTATAATAACTCATAATCTTTATAATATTCCTTTCATATGAAATATATTTTAATTTATCATTTTGTTTCTAACCCTAAGCATTTACTTTTAATTGAATTCACATTAATGTAAACTTATTAAATGAAAGGATTTCATAACTATTATGGCAACATTACCAGTAAATCCAACATTTAATGTTAATGATTTTAATGAACCTAAAGTTCTATCACCTACAGAATCTTTTATCACAGATGTAATGATGATATTATTTGGAAAACCTGGGTTTTATCCATCTATTCCTACATTGGGAATGGATATTTCTCATTATTTATATTCATTTGATGATGAAATAGATACTGAAGGTATTAAATCAGAATTAGCATTACAATGCTCAGAATTTTCTTATTCTATTAATAGTGGTGATATGGATATTATTACTACTAAATATAATGGAAATCTGATGTTGTTATTTCTAATGCCTATTGTAAAAGATAGTAAAGATTTTCAATTGGTATTAGGAGTTACTACAAATGATAAAGGTGAAATAATCTACAACTTTGTAGAGAATGAAACTCAAATTATTTAAATTAAATATTTATAAGAAGGGAAATAAGCAAATGACAGATAACGAGCTTAACAATTCTAATACAATTTCAAGAAATGAAGATTTAGATTTAACATCAATGCTCAATGCAGTTAAAGAAGAATCTAATGTAGTAAAATCTGAAAATGCTCCAGCTGAAGTTAAAAAATCTCCATTAGAGATACTTAAAGAAGATGAAGCAAAAACTCCAAAAGGACTAGTAGTTGATAATGGTGATTTAAAAGCAGATAATGGTCCACAGAAGAATATTGTATATAATGATGAGAGAATGGCTGATATTAAGAATGAGATTAATAACTATGATACTACTCTCCTTAAGAGAAGTAAAGTTACTCTTATTAAAAAGCCAATGACTCAGTTAGAGTATGTACAGTTGATGGATGAAATTGAATCTGTTAAAATAAATCCAGATGGTTCTATATCATTCGATCTTATGGATAAGTATGGTAATAAACAGGAACCTGTATTTATTAGACCTAGAAAAGATAATGAACCTGAATTTGATTTCTCTATTCTTACTCCAGAGGAAAGAGAAGAGTTAAAGAATAAAGGTATAGATATAAAGGAAGAAGAAATAAAGGTAGATGAAGAGAAATCATCTGAAGCAGAAGAAAATAAAGAAGAAGAAATATCTCCAGAGAAAAAAAGAATAGTAGAAATTCTTATTGATAAAACTGGACTTGGTGGTGATTTCTTCCTATCAGAAGAAGAGAAGAAGAAATTATCTGAAGCGGAGACTATAAGAATTAATGAAGTTAGAATTCTTGATCTAGCTACTATTAAAGCAAAAAGGTCATCAGTATCATTCCAAGACCATATTAAAGAATTTAATATTAATGGTAGTAGAACTACTATATGTTTCCCTGCATCAGGATTTAAAGCACAGATGAAGGGATTATCATATGGTGAATATGCAGATATTGCTCTATCAATGGAGAATGTTAAATTCGATCAATATTATAAGAGATTGAGTATTATCTATAATCATATGACAAATATTTCAAGAGGAGATTTTAAGGATTTTGAAGATTTCTTAAAGCATTTCTCATATACAGATATTTCATTAGCACTTTATGGTCTTTATATTTCTACAGAGAAAGAAACACAGGAAATTCCACTTAGATGTGGTAATAAAGAATGTGGTAAAACTTTTAACTGGGAATATAATACAAGAAATATTCTAAGACTAGAAAGATGTGCAGATAAATTCTTAAAGAAGATGGAAGAAGTTGCTACAGCTAAACCATCTGATTATGATAAGATTGCTGAAAACGCAGCTGTTAATAATTCTAAGTATGTAGAGTTACCTGATAGTAAAGTTGTATGTGAGATGGGTGTAGCAAGTGCATATGACTTCTTGTATAACTTTATTCCTCTAATGAATGAAGAGACCTTTAAAGATGCATTTGGAAATGATGCTAGTCAGGTATATATGGATAATGTACTTCTACTTACATCAGTTAGAAGTGTAGATGTTCCTGATGGTGAAGGTGGATATATTCATTGTACTGGATATAAAGATATTCTTGATGCTATTTATTACATAGGACCAAATGATATAAAGTATCTTGCAGCTCAAACAGCTAAGATTCAGAGCTTATGGGAAGTTACTTATTCTCTTGGAGATACTAAGTGTCCTCATTGTGGAGCTGTAACTAAGAATCTTGATGTATCAATGGATGACTTAGTTTTTCAGACATACAATCGCTTGATGAGTACGGAGATAGAGCTGAGCAAAATTCAAGAGTTATAGATGAAACTCTAGCTCTTTTTAAAGGTGAATTATCATATGAAGATATTATGTATAATATACCTAAAAAGAGATTATTTGAATTAAGAGATGTCCGTATAAAGCGATTGTCTGATGAGCAGAAAGCCATCGAACGTCAACAGAAAGATGCTCAGAATCAGATAGTTCGAGATTCAATACTTAAAAAATAATATCGGCTTTTAAATCATTATTTACTTTTATTATGAAAGGAAAATAATGTTACTAATGGATAAAAAAATAGATAAATACTTTACTGAATTATCTGGAGGGGATTATGCTAAATTAGAGGTATTATTTATAGCTGATTACGACGAAGTTAGACAGTTATATTTTTTACTTAAAGATTATAGTGATAAGATAGATTGTATAGGTTATATTCATTCAGATGATGATGTAAGAGTACGTATATATACAGAATATACTGATGAGATTAGTAGTGTATTATCTCAGCAATATGGAGATAAAATAACTATAGACGAAGATGAGATAATTGTTAAAATAAAATAATAAGAAAATAAGAAGTAGGATTTTTATTCTACTTCTTATTTTTATTTTAACACCTAAAATAATCAAAATAAGTATATATTATCTTATAGTAAATATTTATAGAAAGGAAACTATTTACAAAATGGAAACTATTAAACATCGTAGGAGAAAACTCCGACCATGGGTTAAAAATCTATTAGGTATAAATAAATTTATACTAATAATAGCTTTTATAACAGTATTGTCGGGTAATTCTACAAAAATTGAAATTGATAGTGAAGCGATGGAATATTCATTAGTAAGAAAAATGGAAGACCCAGATACTTTATTATCAGAAACCGATCAACTTACTATGTTCCAAAACATAATTCCCGAAAGGGTAGAAGTAAGTGAAACTAGCGAAGAACCGCAGGAGGAAGAAACTAAAGAAGAAGAGGAAAATGTTAAAGAACCTACAGTAGAATATGAGTTATCTAATGTAGGGTATGTTAATGTATCTGGATTGAGAGTAAGAGAGAATCCTGATATAAATAGTAATGTGGTAGAATATTTATCATGGGGAGATAAAATTGAATATAGTGAATATGATGATGAGTGGTTGGTTATTAAAATAAATGATAACTATTCATATGTAAGTAAAAAGTACATATCAGACACATTACCTAATTACAAATCAAAGAGAGTAGTTGGAGATACGAGAAAATCCTATATGGATTTTAAGATGATAACTTCAAAGAGTAGTCCACAATATAAACTACAACACAAATATGCATATACTGATGATACTGGTATAAGAATGGTTGATGGTAGATATTGTGTTGCTCTTGGTAGTTATTATACACATAAGATTGGTCAATATGTTGATTTAGTCTTAGAAAATGGTACTATTATACCGTGTATAATAGGTGACCAAAAAGATGATAGAGATACTAATGCATCTCACACTATTGCACATGATGGTAGTGCAACAGAATTTATAGTAGAAACGAAAGCCTTATCAGGCAAAACTAGAAGAATGGGTGATATTGGATATGCTCAATCTGACTGGTTATCTAACGTAGTAGAAGTTAGAATATATGATATAATTTTACCTTTATAAGTAAATTTATATATAATCTTTATGTAGTTACACAACCTAAATATCTCTGACCTATCGGAAACGGGGACCTTTAATATTAAATTACTTTGATACTAACAAGACGTTAATGTCTTGATTAGATATAAATATTTTTTATTTAAGAAAGGTGGTACTAGAATGGTAAGTAACACAATGAGCAACAATGTAAACACAAAAGCTGGGATTAGACCAGACGAGAACGAGCTACCATTCTCAATTTCTACTCACCAAGTAGAGGAGTATTTACAGAAGAAAGTAAATGCCGTGGTGAATAGAATTGGTGAAGAGGATGTTCAAATTCAAGTTTATTCAACTGAAGCTGGAAAAGCATTTATACCGTTTATGGTAATTCTTCCAACATCAGTTATGAAGAATGGCAAGAATAAGTCTCAAGATAAATCTATCCCAAGGATTTTCTTAGGAGGTGGTGAAACACAAGAAGACACAAGTGCTAATATGAAAGAAGAGTTCTATAAAGTATTCTCTCCTTACATATATAGTAAGACAGATGAGGCGGCATTCTTTTCAGAGGATTGGAGAAGAGCAAGAAAGGTAAACAGAGATACTTCTCCTATATTGAAGAGATATAGAACTCCTCGAGTAAGTAAATTTAATAATGGCAAAGAAACTGTTGTTATGCTTATGATTGATCCGATGAGAGTATTCCATGATATGCTCACAATACCGGATGACAATAGGCAGTTTAAACCTGAGGTAACTGGATGGAGAAAAGTCCAGGATGGTGAGTTCATCTATCAGATGCGAAGAGTACTTAATAAGAATAATAAGAAGAAATATAAGTACACAGCAATGGATGAGCTTAACAGAAAGATGAGAATCAGAAAGTAATGACTAACTAAGTTCCATGGCTAGATAATATTCTAGCCATGGTACAATTCTGTAAAATCAATGTGAAGGTATTTTATCTTCTTAATATAAACATTGATTTCCGAAAGGAAGAAAGGAAATTAAAATGAAAAAGAATTTAAGTTTAGCAGAAGTAAAGAAGTTCTATAAGAGCGAGAATTGTTATGAAATTGATAACGGGTTTATTGTCAATGATTTTGGTAAGTATAGTCCAAATCTATCATTTATCATATCAAAAGAATTTGAATTGGATGACAGGGGTAATGTAAGAGACCAATTCAGATACTTTGATGACAAAGATGTTATCAATAATATGAACATAGATTTCAAGGGCAGTAGTAGATTTATGTTTGGAGATTATTGGGTTTCTAAGAAGGGAACTAAATGCTTCAAACCAAAGGATCCGGTGAGAGCATCCAATATATTTATTGAAGTTAATTGGGGTGGATGCTTTAATCCGACTAGAGGCATATATCCAACAGATGCTCGTGACCTGAAACCAACATATTATCATAGAGGAAGTTCAAATGGTGGTGGTGTTGGCACAGATTACTGGGTATTTCCTATTGGATATGTCCGTACTATAACACTGGAAAATGACGAAGGTATTAATGGTGTAGAAACCAATAAGGAGATATATAAAACATCATATTTCTCAGATATACTTAGAGCTGAACGAGAGAAAGCAGATGAGATCTATCGAGAAGCTATTAAAAATAAGGATATAATCATTCCTAAATTAATAATATGGGAAGAGAAGTTAAAAGAATTACAGAAATCAATACCAGATGAAATTGATGTATATATAGATACAAAGTTTGATTTTAGAGAAGTAGATTTCGGATTCGGTGGAATATCTCGTAATATAGGAGTTCCTAATAGCTTCCGCTATACAGAAGAATCTGTTTCTAAAGTAGAAAAATACTACAATGAGAAAATAGATATGATAACTAAAGCAAAGGTAAAATATGAATATATGAAAGGTCAGAAAGATATATTTTTACCGCAATATAAGAAGCTCGAAAAGAGATTTAACGCTTTAGGTTATACAATGCAGTATCTTGATGAGTATGTTAAATTAACAACTCCATCTAATAATTATGATACATACGAATATAATGAAGATGCATATATCTTTGCAAGCACAAGACTTATAAAAGAGGAGGATAAGCTTGCCGATATTAAAGAAAAAGCTATGAATGAGAAAAGAATAACAAATGCATTACAAACTACTGATTTACCAGAAGAATTATATTACATCTTTGAAAATCTTGAGGATATGGATAAGATTATAATCAATACGGCTAACTCAATAGTTAAAGCTAGAGAATTGGATAAGGATGAAACAGATATGCATGAATTAACTTCATGTGGTATTTGTCGTAGGTGTGATGCAATATATAGGTTGATGGATAGAGCTGGAGAGCATACAGGATTACCGTTAATCCAGTCATCACAATCGGCTTCTATGAAATTAGCTCATTATATAGCTGACATAGAAGAATAATACGTAAGTATTTATTTGAGTGGTATAGTATATACTATACCACTCTCTATTTATGAAAGGAAGTGTAACTATGAAATTAACAAAGAAGCTTATCAACACAATCGGAATTTTAACTATCGTTGCAGTAACAGCATTTGTTACAGATACTGTAACGAATGTAGATGCGTCAGTACAAAAGGAAGTATTAACTGCAAAAGGTGACCTATATAAAAGCGAGAAAGATAGAGTATTTAATACTATTAAAATCGCAAATGACCAAGGATACTATCAGATGGATGATTATGGTATTGCGTGGAATGGTCATCTTAAGAAAGATGAGACATATTCGGTTGATGTGTATGAAACAGACGAAGACCAAGAATATAGATTCTATAAATTCCATTTTACAGCATCATGGAATTATGTCTACTATGAGGACATTGTTAAATGGTACCCATCATTAAAAGGTAAGTATGTCAACTTAGTAATTAGCAAACCTGGAACTCGTAATGTAGAAGCATACGGATTTGTTAATGATAAAAAGATTCCAAAAGAATCTATAGTTGAACCTAAACCAGATGAAAATACTAAAGAAGCATCTGGTGGAAATTACATACCAGTAAATGACGGAATAGTCACAGTAAGCTATGATGGTAAAACTTTCAAACTTCATAATAACGGGTCTGTAGAAGTTGTTAAGTAAATATAATAGGATATGCATGATATCATGCATATCCTTATTTTTTTATTTTTAACCTTTATGGAAACTTTGATATAAACTTATTAAGGAAGGCATGGTTTATGAATAGTAAAAAATTTAATGACTATGATCCATTTAGTATATGCTTTAATGCATTACTAATGAAGTATCAATATTATGATGATTCATTAACATCATCTAATTTTTTACAGCCTAATGATAGTATTAATCTATTCATTAATCTTGAAAGTGTTTTTAAGCACTTATCTATGTTACAGGATTTAGAAAAGAAAATAGTAGTACAGAATGATTTTGAAGAAATCATTATTTCTAATATAATAAATCTAGCAGGATTTTATAAGAGGTTTTTTGTTAATAATGGATTAAATACAAAAATATATTTATTCCATACAGATTTTAATTCAAATGATTTTATACAAAAGAAGTACAATGAAGACTATAGATCTTATTATTTAACTAAGTTTAATACAAATCCAAAATTTGTATTATTAACTGAAAAATTAAAGAATGAAATATTACCAGATGTAAGAACTATATGTGAGTTTATACCTGATGTATATTATTTATCAAGTATGAATATAGAAGGGTCATTAATCCCTTATATTATAAGCAATACAAATAATAGAAAAAATTTAATAATAACTGGAGAGTTATATGATACTCAATATACATTTATAGAAAATTTTAATAATCATTATATTCAGCGAAAATTTACAGAACAAATAATAGCTAGTAATATAGATGATTATTTATCTTATATCTCTAAAGAAGATAAAGATGAAATAAAGAGTTTAGATTATTTATATAATTCACATTCATTATACTGTACCTTATTATCAATAATGGGAGATAAGAGTAGGAGTATAGACGGAGTATGTGGATACGCATTTAAAACTCTATCAAAACTAATTTATAATGGGATTAATAGTAATATAATAAGAACAGATACTACTACTCCTACTATGTTATCAAATATCTTTGATGATGAAGATGATAAAAAAGATTTTATTACTAGCTTCAAATGTACCGATATTATATCTGCATATAAAGAATTAACAGATGCTAATATAACTTCTATTACTAATCAAATATGTGATAGAATAGATATAAATAGTATAATGAGTCTAAATGGTAATAGATTTTATAATCATCAAATTAACCTAGAAGGATTGTTTTAAGGGGATATTATTATGGCTATTTTTAGTCGAGTTGATAAATATCAAAAATATAAATATATTGTAAAAAATTTAAAGATATTATTACCAGATGGAAAAGGAGAAATAGAACTTCATCCATCTAAACTAATTCAAATAGACTTGGAAGAAAATTATGAAGAGTATTTCTTTCCTCTATTTAAAATAACTATGAGTTTAGATACAGATACATACTATAAGTTATTATCCAATAAAAATAAAGCTCAGTTTTATTTAAGAATAAATAAAGCGTTTAGTAATGAAAATGATAGTCCAGATTTAAGTATTGAAAAATCATATATTAATGATACATATGATATTATATTTGATGAGAATACTGGAGATATGCAATTAGCATTAAAGAATGAAGATAATAAGGATGATTACACTAAAGCAAGAAAAAGTACTAAAGATAGTTTATCTGCTGTTAGTGATAATATGTGTGTATTTTATTTATTTAAATCATATGTAGCTGGTACAAAAGAAAATGTAAATAAAGTATTTAGTAATATTAATGTAACTGATGCAATAGCATATTTAATGACTGTTGCTAAAGTAGATAATGTATTAATGGGTCAACCTGATAATAATAAGGTATATAAAGAATTTTTATTACCACCACAATCAGTATTAAAATCATTAACCTTTATTGATAGTTATTATGGAATATATAAAGAAGGTAGTATTATATATTTTGGATTAGATTATACATATATTATTCCATATAACGGTAAATGTGTAGCATATTATCAAAATGAGAATACTGATACTAGTATTATTATTCCTAAGAGTTTTGATTCTGATTATGGTAGTAAAATAGGATCATTTTCTAAATTATCAGAACCTACAAAAAATTATATTATAGCTGATTATAAAACTATTAATATCAATAATCAATCTATTAGTAATAACTACATTAATGCAAATAGTGCATATGCAATAGATTCATATGATGAAGATGATGATGAAGAAGTAGAATCTAAAGCAGAATCAAAAACAGATGATAACTTCACTAGAATAATGAGAAATGATACAGAAAATCAATATATGGCTAGTACATATACTGCTCAAACAAATGCAGCATCTGATGTTATTACTTTAAGAGTATTAGATTTTGATATAAGTGCAATAGCACCAAATAAGAGTATTAAATTAATATTTGAAGATACGGAATATACTAGTGATTATAATGGACAGTATATTTTAGCAGGAATGAATAGTTCATTTAGATCGAGTGGCGACCAATTAGCGATATCTAGTACTATAGTACTAAAAAGAGTTATTAAATCACAGTGAATAGGATTTCTATTCACTGTGATTCTTTTTTTATTGAGTTGGTTGATTATTATTTTGGTTATTACCATTATCACCAGTATTATTATTTTGAGGTGGATTATTATTGTTAGTATTCTGCTGAGGCTGGTTATTCTGATTATTATTATTCTGACTTGTAGTCTTTGGTAATAATGAGAATAATACTTTAAAATAATCAGTATATCTATCTCTAGCAGCATTACACAATGCTCCACAATATGTACCAATAGCATTAACTATCCATTTAGGTTTATCACCTAATGAATTATCTGAATCTGCACTAGTAATTTTTTGCACTTGTTGATCAGCTGACTCTTTTAATTGATTCATCGTAGATGTTAAACTATTTAAGAAATCATGAGGATATTTTTCACAATATGGAATCATATCTCCGTCTATCTTAGATTTCAAATCACCATTAGCAACTTCTACTACTTCTAATTTAGCACTTCCACCAACTTTATAATATTTAGTAATAGCATCACTCAATGTACCACCATCTTGAATATTAACACCACCATTAATAAATGTGAATAGTTTACCATATAAATCTTGTTCACTGTTAAGAGATGCTAATGTCTGATTAGTTATACTATTAAGATTAGTAGTAAGCTTCTTAGGGTCTTCTGTAAATGCTTGTACTGCAATATTATGATATGGGAGAATATTAACAGTTACATTTGCATAGCTTCTATTAAGAAGTTCATTTTTATGGTCTTTAATCCATTTATCATTCTTTTGAGCCATTTTCATTGCAATATTTCTAAATGCATTAATAATCTTTTCAATAATCTTTTTAATAAGTCCAATAATACCAGTAGATGGTTTACTCTGATTATTATTATCATTTACCTGTACTTTGGTATTATTATTATTTTGACCATTCTGATTTTGATTATTATTCTGATTATTTTGTGATGGATTACTATTATTGGCATTTGCTTTAGCATTATTAGCATTAGATGTAGATGGTTGAGTAGAACCACTACTATTACCAGATGTTGAAGTAGATGGTGTGCTTCCGCCTGTCGATGTACCACCATTTCCACTGTTACCAGCATTAGTACCTTCACCATCCTCTATTACTAATTGGTAACCAGTATCTTGTAAGTGCTTTCTAATAACATATTCATTTTCAAGACAAATAAAATTATATCTAAAATCATCTTCAATACTCTTTACAGTCTCATTATATACAATATCCATAAAATTAAATGACTCTGCTGTTAACTGTGAATCAGTAACATCAGGTTTTACATAATTCGGCTGTAGTGTTTCTGTAGATTTCTCTAATGAATCATTTAAATTATTTAATCTTGTAATCAATGCACCACATACATTCTCAATAAAATCTCTATAAGTACTAATAAAATCAGATAAGAATATCTTATACTGATTAATAGTATCTATATCTTTATACTCACTATTTATATTATTACCAAATCTCTCTAGTAATAGTTGTATCTTTCTATATGTCTCATGAATTAGATTAGTTAATGCTTCTATATTCTTTTTGAAGCTGATTAATTCCCATAACTTTCTATCAATATTATCTACATCAAGAATTGGTAATTCTTTTTCAACTCCATTAGCTAACATCTCTAGTTCATTCTTGTATTGCTGCTTTAATGGTAAATTAAGTCCAGTTTCTTTAAGAACATCATCAAACATCATTAGATATTGATCGCCCTCTTTACCTAATCTATCAAGACCTCTTGAAATAATACCAATAGCATTTGCTATATCTACATATGCACTATTGTCATAATTCTTCTCTCTGTCTTTCATAGGTTCACTATAATTATCATTATAGCTTAACTGATACTCCATATTATTATGGAGAGTATAATATCCATATATCTGATTAGTTAGATCTATAAATGCACTACATTTACCATTTAGCATATTCTCTGCCAATGAATGAGTATCTGTAGGGAAAATAACATTACCATTGAATCCTTCACTAATAAGTACATTAGTATTCAATAAATCGGTATATAATGATTGTACTGAAATAACTCTTGTAACTAATTCCTGTATTTTAAGTAATACGCAGAATGTAACAAATCCTGTTAATTTATCTATGTTCCTAACAGTTTTTACACAAATCTTATGAACTGATTCAGCATTAGGATATGGATTTTCTTTATTCTCTGTCATTACTTTAATTATTCTATCAATGAATTCACTTATAATAGAAATTACTTTAGAATATTCATTAGCTAATCTATTACATTCTGCTTGTTTAGATTTAAAACTATTTACAAATGGCATTATTGTTCCATCAAAATAATCATTAGTAACTTTTACTTTAGTATATTCCAATTCATTTTTTAATGCAGATAAATCTTTTCCATATCTTATATTACCAACAACTGATTGCTTTTCTACTCTATATACTGCTGTTTCTTCCAATAATTCAAATATTGCTTTATCATTATCTTTATTCTTGATAATATCATTCAATAATTTCTCTATCAATCTACAATAATGAATTAGATATTTGAAATTAAGAGATTTAATATGCTCTTCTTCTATTTTATTAATATATAGATTAAATTTATCAAAGTTATAATTACTTATCTTATTAATTATATCTTTATCTAAACTTGGAGAGATTGCATTAAGCTCTTTAGTAATCATATCTATATATCTCTGATGAACATTAAATTTGAAATCCGTTATATTACTAACAGCTAATCCCAAACTTGCATCTGAGTTTGTCTTATATACAGTTAGATCATTATCAAGTCTTTCTTGTAATTCCTCCACAATATATTCATTTACTGTATTCATTCTAATACCTCATATAAATTAGTCTATTAAGACTGTGTTTTTAAGGGGTAGTAATAAATAAGAAGTGATAATATAGTACATATCACTTCTTATTTATATTTATAAAAATAATCGGAATTGTCCTTTATTAATATTTGATACTTCTGATTTATCTTTATTACTTATTAATGTATTTAAAGATGATTGAATATAGAATAGAATACTTTGTAGATAATAATTAACTGATGTTTCCATAAATTCTATACTATGAGATTTAACATTAGAATTTTCATAGTTGAAAGAATCTATAAGTGATTTTACATTCAGTTTATATTTCTTAATCGTATTTGCTATATCACATAAATAATCTATATTATTCTTTAATATACATACACAAGTAACTTTATCATCACCAGTCTGTATAAATAATCCATCTATAAATGATTTATCTTTCTCTTTAGCATTATTTAATTCATTATTAAATTTATCAGCTGTTTCTGTATCAGTATCATCTATAGATAAAACTTCTCTAATAAATTTTATCATTCCATTAAAATATTCATTATAGGTTTCTTCAGATAATCTTATATCTTTAATTTCATATCCTATATTTAACTCTAATGTATCAGGTAACTCATACAACTCATGAATAGTTTTCTTTCCAGTATTCATGAATAAATTGATTACATCCAATCTTTTTTGCTCAGTATCACTGAAACCATTTTTATCATAACTTCTATCTACCATTTTCTTAAATTCCTCTTACCCCTTAATTATAGTAATTCAAAATCAGAGTTAGATACTTCATCTTTAATACTATCTATAGTTAATGATTTATTATCATTCTTTGTTTCTTTAATAGTAGTATTAACAGCTTTATCTGATTTAACTCTAATAGTATCTGATAACTTTCTTAATGTCTTGACTAACTTCTCTTGTTTAGCAACTATTTCTTTCTTCTTCTGTATAGTAAGAGCTGAATTTGCTTCTACA